CAGGCGGCCCGCCTGGCAGTCATGCGCGTGAACGGCGTGGACCAGTTCTCCCTTGGCTCAACGGGCAGCCTGACCCTGGCTGGCGGCCTCACGGCTGGCGCCACGAGCACTCTCCCGAACCTGCGGCTCGGCTCGACGTCGACCGGCTTCGCTGGCGGCTCGGGCTCGGTCATCGCCATGGCCAACGCCACCACCGTCCCGAACTCGACGCCTACCGGCGCTGTGGTTTACGTCGAGGGCGGCGTGCTGAAGGTGCGACAGCTGGACCAGTCGGTCGTCACCGTCCAGAACCCTCCAGTCACCTCGGTGAACACCAAGACCGGCGACGTCTCCCTGACGGCTACCGACGTCAGCGCCATCCCCACCTCGCAGAAGGCTGCGGCCTCCGGTGTCGCCTCACTGGACTCGTCCACCAGGCTCCCGGCAGCACAGACCCCGACCGTGATGCCGCGCAACGTCTGGGGCCCCCAGGCTCTCGGCTTCGCCTCCTGGTCTGTCGACCCTGCGACGGTAGCCACTCCGACCGTTGGCCGCTCGATCACGATCGGACGCACCTACTACGCGGGCGTCTACATCACCGAGCCGACGGCCGTGAGCAAGGTCTTCGTCTTCGCCGCAGGATGGGCCGGCTCGACCGCAGTCCCTGCGGCCAGGTTCTTCGCGGGCATCTACGACGAGAGCGGCACGCGCGTCGCCTACACGGGCGCCACTGCACTGTCGAGCGTCGGAGCTGCTGGCCAGACCACCGGCTCCCCCACGGCGCAGGTGAACCAGCACACCGGAGCTGTCCCGCTCCCCCTCACTGCGTCCTACACGATGCAGCCCGGCCGGTACTGGCTCGCCTTCCAGATGAGCGCCGGTACGGCGACCGACTTCTACTACTACTACATGCAGAACGAGGCGACCGGGAACACGTCCATCTTCCACAACCTGGCGACGGCCTTCGTCCGCAACGCCTACATCTCCGGCCTGACCGGGATGCCGTCCTCGATCACGAAGACCGACTTCGTGCTCAACCACGATCAGATGATCATGGCCGTCGCGTAAGGAGTGTGCAAGTGGGAGCGTCCCTCTACCCGCCCCCGGTCGAGGCGCCCACGGTCGTCACGACCGGCCTGACCGCAGGCTCGGGCGTCACGGTCAACAACTTCCAGGCCAGGAAGATCAACGGGGTCTGCTCGTTCGGCTTCGACCTGGCCATCACCACCAAGTTCGACGCGGGCACGACCGCCCCGTACAACCTCGGCGACGTCGTCATCGCCAACCTCCCGGCCGGGTACCGCCCGGCCCGCACGGTCACCGCCCTCTACTCGACGGGCTACGCGGACGGCGAGTGCGACGTCGAGGCGAACGGCGATGTCACCGTCCGAACCACGAACACGTACAGCCTGAACGTAGGCGAGACGATCCGCTGCTCTGGCGCATTCGTCCTGTAACCCAAGGAGGCCCCGCAAGTGGCGATCACTTCGTATCCCTTCGACAGCCAGGCTGTCACCGAAACCGACTACTCCCGTCTCTTCCGAGAGTTCCAGTCCACTGGCGTGGCGGATGGCGTAGGCGGCACCTCGCTCTACACCTTCGCGGACGGCACCGGCATGACCGTCAAGGTCAACTCCGGCTTCGCGATCGTGCGCGGCCACGCCATCTACTCGACGGCGACCGAGGTGCTGACGATCCCGGCATCCAACACCACCAGCCGCGTGGACCGCGTGGTCCTGAAGCTGGACCCTGCGACCAACTCGATCACCCTCGCGGTGAAGCCCGGCACGGCCGGCTCGTCGACTCCGCCCGCCCTGACCCAGACGGACACGGGCATCTGGGAGATGGCCCTCGCCCGCGTCACGGTCGGAGCCAACGTCACCTCGATCTCCGCCGCGTCCGTTCAGGGTGAGCGCAAGTTCATCGGCAACACGGTCGGCGGCTGGACCACCGACACCCGCCCGGACACTCCCCGCGTCGGACGCCTGGGCTTCAACCAGTCGACCAACACCTGGGAGTTCTGGAACGGTACGGCCTGGTCCGACATGGCCCCGACCGTCTCCTGGTCCTCGCTGACCGGCAAGCCGACCACCTTCTCCCCGGCCGCACACACTCACCTGTGGGCCGACCTGACCGACAAGCCCACGACCTTCGCGCCGTCGTCTCACTCGCACGACTGGAACTCGGTGACGGGCAAGCCCAGCACCTTCGCGCCGTCGACTCACTCGCACACCTGGTCCTCGATCACCTCGAAGCCCAGCACGTTCGCCCCGAGCTCGCACTCCCACTCCAGCTACCTGGAGTCGGGCGACACGATCTCCTGGGCCAACGGTTCGAAGCGAGTCCACGCCGACTCGGTGTCCGGCTCCGGTACGTACTACGCGGTGTGGGTGCAGGGTGACGGCACCTTCGCCCGCAACACCTCCTCGATCAAGTTCAAGGAGAACGTCCGCGACTTCGCGATCAACCCGGACGACGTCCTGAAGCTCCGCCCGGTCATCTACGACCGCAAGGACCGGGTCGACAGCGAGGGCACCGTGCGCGAGGGGCGCAAGGACGAGGTCGGCCTGATCGCAGAGGAGACCGAGAAGGCCGGCTTCGGCTGGCTCGTCAACTACCTCGACGGCGAGGTGGACGGGCTGCGCTACGACCTCCTCGGGGTCGCTCTCGTCCCCGTCGTCCAGCGCCAGGCCCAGCAGGTCGCCGACCTCGAAGCACGGCTGGCTCGCCTGGAGGCCAAGCTGTCGTGACCGCGATGGCCATGGAACCAAGTGTGCAAGTTGCGCTCGTCACGACGGGCGGCACCGTGTGTGCCGCCCTCGTCGGCGTCCTCATCGAGATGATGCGGCGCCAGGCGAACGCGATGAGCGAAGTGCGAGAGAACGTGCAAGTGGCGCGAGACCACGTTGCCAACACGCACAGCACGAACCTACGAGACGACCTCGACGCCGTGATGTTCCGGATCGACCGGGTCATCGACGGCCAGGAACGGCACAGCGAGGAGCTGGGCGCCCTGCGTAGCGAGATCAGCCACGAACGGCGCGAGCGACTGTCTGTCGCCGAACGCCTCGACGACCACATCGAAGACACCCGCCCCGTAGTGGCCGCCATGCGGCGGCTCTCGGGCTGATGGAAGGAGAACGAACAGCGTGACCGCGCACATCTACCCCGGAGGCAACTCCTCCGTCCAGTGGTTCGGCAAGGCGTACTCCGGCGACACCATGCCGCACCCGAACGTCATCGTCATCCACACCACCGAGGGCGGCTCGTTCCCCTCTTACGGAGGGGGCGGCTCGGCGCCGACCTTCACCGTCAAGGGCAAGGAGGTGCACCAGCACTTCTACGCCAACCACTCCGCTCGGGCCCTGGTCAACGCGGCGGGGGGCGTCGACACCAACACGCTCAACGTCATCCAGATCGAGCTGGTCGGCACCTGCGCCAAGGGTGGGCCGGGCCTCTTCTGGCCGGGCGCGTCCGACGCTGACCTCGCGGGCCTGGTCGACCTGGTCGACTGGCTGACCGACACCTACGACGTGCCGCTCGTCTCCACCTCGAAGTCGTGGCTGAGTTACCCGTCGAGCTACGGCTCGAAGAGCGGGCAGCGCATGTCCTTCGCCGAGTGGAACGCCTTCAAGGGGATCTGCGGTCACCAGCACGTCCCGGAGAACGACCACGGCGACCCCGGCAACTTCCCGATCAAGCGGCTGATCGAGCTGGTCAAGGCGAAGAAGGGCAAGCCGGCCACTCCCGCGCCGGCCCCCGCGAAGCCTGCCCCCAAGCCGGCCTCGAAGATCGTCGCCCTGAACTCGGCAGTCAAGCCTGGTGCCCGGCACGCGCAGGTCAAGGATCTCCAGAAGTTCCTGGTCAAGGCGGGCTACGGCCCGATCCCCGGCGCGTACAGCACCTACTACGGCCCGGAGACCCAGAAGGCGGTCGCCCGGTTCCACAACAAGAACCCCCACCTGCGCACCGCGGGGAAGTCGTACGACCCGGTCATCGGGAAGTCCGGCTTCAAGGAGCTCCAGAAGGAGGCTGGCGTCAAGTGAGCAAGCACGCGAAGCTGACGAGTAAGGGCCTGGCTCGTATCGCCGGGGCCCTGCCCACCAAGTACAAGTCCAAGGCTGGGCTGGTCGCGGCTGTCGTTGGCGTGGCCCTGTCCCTGGCCACCTACTTCGGCACCGACTACCCGCAGGTCGCGCTCGTCATACAGGCGCTGACCGCGTTCGGTTTCGTCGAGCAGTCCGACTCGGAATGAGAGAAGCCCCCGCTGGCCCATGTGGCTGGCGGGGGCTTTCTTCTTGTCTCAGTTCTGCTTGGCCTTCTCGATCTCTTCCAGGCTGACGACCTTCGGTCGCCGTCGAGCCGTCGTCTTCTTGGCCGGCGCCTGCTTGGCGACCTTCGGCTCCGGCTCGGGCTTCGGTTCCGGCTCCGGCTCACACACGGGCTCGGCCTCCTCGACGACCTCCGCCTCTTCCAGCCACTCCTCGAAGGGCTCGGCGTGCTCCTCGCACAGATCCTTTGTGATACTGCGACCATCGCTCGCTGTGATGGTGTAAGTCTTGGCGG